AGGTGTTGAAACCATACGTCAAGAAGATTATTGAAACTATGGTCACTAGTCAATCCATGGCTGAAACCAATAAAGCATTCATGGAAGCATATGAGATTTTCAAAGGGTTGGATGTCGATTCGATATATCAAAACTGCACCATGAATCAATACGACAAACACAAATCTAGAATGAATGGATATGTTTTGTCGAAAGGTCTTCCATCCATACCTAACCATGTAGGGGCTGCACATTTTCATGATACTTTGGTTGAGGAATTGGGATTGGCTTCAAAATATCCCAAATTCAAATCCGGGGATAAAGTGAAAAAGGTATATCTGAAAGCACCAAATAGATATGGTATTGACGTTATAGGGTATAAAGGTAAGTATCCACATGAGTTTTCCAAGATATTTGAGATTGACTATGAGCGAATGTTTGGTAAACTACTATATAAGTCGATTGAAGTTTTCTATAAGTCTGTTAATTGGAAATTGAGAAAGCCGAATGAAAATGTTAAGATAGAATTGGAGGATTTTTTCGGAGAATGATGAGAACTTGGTTAAAATGGGAGGAGAATAGAGACGAACATGGTAATACATATTGGGAATCAACAGTGTTATCAACTTGGGGAGTTCACTGTTACCGAATATGTCAAAAATTAATCAATAATAAGATTAAGTTTATTGAGTCTAGTGATGATAAATTATTATTAGATAGTAGATATATAGATTTTAGGGAGGAATGGACTAACATTGGGGATGCAATGTATGATATGGAAAGACATTATCAAGAATTTTTAAAACAATATGACACCACAAGAAGCATATAACCTAACTGTCTGATTAAATATATGGATGGAAACATCATATCCGAAGAAGGCTGGAATTTATAAATTAACTAATATTTGTAATGGTAAATTTTACATCGGTAAAACATTCAGCATAAAACAACGAATAAATGATCATAAAACTTCTAAAAACAAAGTAAGTAATAAAACATTTATCAAAAATGCTATATCTAAATACGGATGGGAATCATTTAAAATCGAAATACTTGAAATATTTGAGAATTTCGATAAATTAAATGACAACATCAGTTTACTTGAAAGGGAAGCATTTTATATAAATTTTTATGATTCTGCTAATAAAGATAAAGGTTATAATATATGTAAGTTTTCAACTGATAGAACAGGTATTCCATTATCCAATGAAGCTAAAATAAAACTAAGTATTTTTAATCGTGGTAAAAAATTATCAGATGAAACTAAAGAAAAAATTAGACAAAGTAAAGTTGGTGGAAAATTTTCAGATGAACATAGAAAAAAGCTCAGTGAGGCAAAGAGAAGAAATCCAATGTCTGAAGAACATAAAGAAAAGTTAAGACTTTCAAATATTGGAAAAAAACTTTCTGACGAAACTAAAGAAAAAATTAGAGTGAAATTATCGGGAAGAACTATATCAGAAGAGACAAAAGATAAATTTAGAAAACCTTGTAGCGAGGAAGCTAAAGAAAAGATTAGAATTGGAAATTTAGGACGAAAACATAAACCAGAATCTATAGAAAAAATGAGATTAGCTAAATTAGGAAAGAAAAAAAGAAAGAATATATAATATGATTACGGTTAATGACGCATACAATAAAGGACTTGACACGGCTGAGAATGAAGCATACGAAAAGATTTCCAAAGCTATGGAAAGAATCGATGCTGGTTCGTTTGCTAATCCTAAAATGGAAGAGTTGAGACAGGAATTGTTAAATCGACCGGAAACCCATAGCCAATTCGTGATCGATTTCTTTAAAAAGAATGATATAGACGAAACCCAATTATCATCATTGGACTTGAAGATCTTGGAATTACTTAAATTTTGTAAGCGAATAGTCCCCAAACGCCCATCGTCAAAGATATCAGTAGGATTAAGAGATAAAATTACCGCAATTGAGGTTGACATTATCAAAAATAATGATAAATTAGATTAACTTATGAAAGAAAAACACGTAGTTATAATTGACCAATGATGACTTTTGGGTGGAATATATGGAGCAAAAAGATACATCCATCAAACTAAATATATGAATGAGCAATCATTCCAAATATCCAAAAGAAGCAGGTATATACAAATTAACATGTGTCAATAATGGAAAAATTTATATAGGAAAAACAATTAATATTCGTTATAGAATGGGAGATCATAGAAGGACTTCTAAAAAAATTAAAGGTAGGTATTGTATTGAACATGCCTTAATAAAACACGGATGGGATTCTTTCACTGTAGAAGTTTTGGAGATATTTGAAAACTTCGATAAGACCAATGACGAACATAATGATACCCTTCTAGAAATGGAGGGACGTTATTTGAAATTATTTGATTCGACCAATAGATCTGTTGGATATAATACTTGTAAATTTTCTACCGATAGAACGGGGGTTCTAGCATCTGAAGAAACTAGAGAAAAATTGAGGAATAGGATATATTCAGAAGAATATAGAGAAAAAAGGAGACAATCTCAATTAGGAAAGAAACTTTCGGAAGAAACAAAGGAAAAAATGAGAAATCGTAGACATTCTGAAGAAACTAAATCTAAAATGAGTGTAAACAGACTTGGAAGGAAACATTCAGAAGAGAGTAAAAGAAAGATGAGTATTGTCAGATCAGGTAAACCACATTCCGATGAACATAAAGAAAAACTTAGACAATCGAATTTTAATAGAGGTAAAAAACTTTCCAAAGAAACTAGGGAAAAAATGAGTAAAGCTAGATTAGGAAGAAAACTTTCCGAAGAAACTAAAGAAAAGTTGAGGAAACCCAAATCCGAGGAATTAAAGGAAAATCTAAGAAAGCCCAGATCTGAAGAAATTAAGGAAAAAATTAGACAGGGACATTTGAGGAGGAAATTATTCTTGGATAATTCTTGACATTTTGGGAAAAAATGTTAAATTGTTGTATATGCAACAGAACACAAATAACCATACCGTGATAATCGATCAAATCGGAAGAACCATATTAGGAGTTGAAAGAGAACAGACACCGGATCGGATCGTTTTATATAATCCCATCATTCTCCATTTTCAACCTTCACCAAATGGACAACTTGAACTTCAAGTATTCCCATTATTCTTCTTCGAACTTCTGGATAAGGATAATAGAGATAAGAATTCTTGGTCCTTTAGCAAGGTAGCTGTTACTATCAGTGACGTTGAATTGAACCCGGATATTTTATCCAGATATAATCAAATCAATACGCCACCATCAGCACCAGTAAACAATCCAAAGGTTATCAGCATAGATGACATTTAATATATGAAAGACTGTTATAAACAACCAGAAAACGATTATGGGGCGAAGGCATCCCCACTGAGACAGGGAGAGATTAGTTCCTGCTTGGACCGTATTGAAAAAGAACTTCAAGTTCAGTATGAACTAATAACACATTTGAGAGATAAGATTGATCCGATTATTTGCGCGGAATATCCATGTTGTCCATCTGATGATGAGTGTTCGGTTTCAGGTGAAACCCCAATAGGTTCAATTTTATTTATGATTTTATCGAAGATTTTAGATAGAAACAGCTTGATAGAAAATTTAGCAGATAGAGTAAGAATATGAGTAACGAAGATAAGGATTATTTTAAAATAATGGATTCGATTGATGAGGTTAATCCATATGCAACATATCTAAGTGAATCTACATTTTCAAATGTTGATGAATGGATTGACACTGGTTCATTAGCCTTGAACGCTATTATTTCTGGATCAATGTATAAGGGGATTCCTGTTGGAAGAGTGATTCAATTTGCTGGACCTTCCATGACGGGAAAAACTTTCTTCGTTCAAAAGATCATAGCGAACGCTCAAAAAATGGGCAAGTATGTTGTGGTATTTGACAGTGAGAATGCCATCGATGCTGAAGGTGCTATTGGGTTTGGAATCGATCCAACAAAAGTGAAATACGTTCCAACCACAACCATTGAAAATACCAGAAATGCTATCAAGCAATTCTTGGAGAAGGTTGCTGAAAAGGGAGCCCAAGGAAAGTTTGTGATTGTTGTGGATTCTCTAGCACAAATGGAGTCTGAATTAGGTGAGAAGAGAATGTCAGAAGATAATAGTGCTGCTGATATGGGAACTTTTGCTAAGTCAATCAAGTCCTTTTTGAAGACTTGTGTTAATTGGAGTAAGATAAGTAAGACTACGGTGATTATCACCAATGAAGTTTACGATAATCCCGCTCAATTATATCCATCTCTTGAGAAGAACATGCCGGGAGGTCGTGCTGCGGTATATAAACCATCAGTAACAGTTCAATTGGCTAGAACTCCCACCAAAGTTGACGATGCAACAATTGATAATTCTAAATTGGCTGCTGGTCAAAAGAATTTTGCTGGTGTATTCCTGAATTGTTTGACTGTCAAGAATCGTTTTGTTAAACAATTCTTAGAAGTTAAATTATATCTATCCTTTGCAACAGGATTAGACAAATATTATGGTCTTCTTGATGTAATGAGAGGTCTTGGTGTTGTTGTCCTTGAAGGTAAGACTTATAAGGATTTTACAGGGGAATCTCTTGGATTCGCCAAGGTTTGGAGAAAGAAAAAGGATGTTTGGGATAAACTTTTACCTGAATTGGAAAACAGAATTCAAACCGAATGGAAATATTCCAACGAAGACGCACCATTCGAAGATGATGAAGATGATTCTGATCCATTAGAAGAAGTTGAGGAAACACCTTTAGAAAAGCTTAAGAAAGCCAAGAAAAAGGTTTCCGCTAAACTTGATGAAATTGAGGAAGATGGAAAAACCAGTGATGAATAATTACTGGTTTTTCCCTAACCATTCTAGATAATTCATCTTCTTAAATCCACGATCCTTAAACTCACCTTTGGGTTTGAATCTATCCTTGGACACCTGTTCCGTCATATAATTCATGACATATGATTCGTTGTAGTTTGCAGATTTAATTTTTGATGATACATAATCATCTCCTAAATCTTCTGGTGAAATACCATGTTTTGATAGAATGTCATCATCAACTCTAAGGCTCTTTGCGTATGCTTGTTGTTTACCTTTATTAATGGTATCCCATTTAGCTAGGAACGCAGCATAGTTTCGTCTGAGTTCAGGTAACATTCCTTTATATTCTTCATAACCAGCTTTGGAGTATTCCAATTGTTCTTTGGCTTTCTCCATGCGATCATGCATGTTGTTAACATACCACTGATAGTATCTATCAAATGCTTCTTTGATTTCAGGCGAAGTTATATATTGTTTTAATACGTCTGAATCATATCCAGTGTATTCATCAGTTGTTTTTTCTGAAGTTGTGACATCTTTAAGAATTAAATTTAATACAGGATGTATTTCAACCGGAGTATAAGATATAATATCTTGAATTTCATTTTTAAAGTCTTCCATAGGAATACCAGTTTCTTTCAAATCGGAAAATTGTTCGATCAAGTCTTCGAGAATTGTATTACCTGTTCTATCTCTAGGTAGAACTGCCAAAGACGCTATCTCACTTTCATCAAGTGGTTTCGCCAACACTTGATTAAATTGTAAGGCTTTTCTGAAAATACCTGATTGGTCGTTATCTTCGGTTCCCATATCAACATTTGATGATGTTATACGGTCTAAAACTTTTTTAAATACGGATAATTCTTCCAATGTTTTTAAAATATTGTATATATTTTCGGTAAAATCGTTATCAACAACACCAGTGGGTGTTTGATTATTGGAATTATTTGTTAATTTACGTCTTTTATACCCCATGGCTTTATGAATATTGGTTAAAATATCCTTAATATCCATTTGAGCGGAGTGAATATCTTCGATAGGTGCTCCGTATTTATCTTCTTGTTCCTTTGCTTTGTTTACAGAGTAACTAGAGTGGGTTGCAACCCTACCTTGTCTCATATAATCAGCAATAGATGTGGTATTTAAAACTTTTTCCTTAAATTCTGGAGATTTTACATAATCTGGTTGATTCTCAATTGATTTTTGAATAGCAGCACTATACAATGCACCAGAATTCATATAACCATAATCTTTAGCCTTAGCATCCAAGGGGATACCTAATAATTTTTTTGATAAATTAATCATTCCATCACTACTTCTTACCGAACCATCAGCATCATTACCCCCCAAATCTTCTGAATCGTCATCTAAATTATCATCTAAATGTTCATTCAACATATATAAAAAGTAACGAAATACTCTATTTTTGTGAACATTTAATGGTAAACCCGGAACAACATTTCCTTCAGAATCCTCAACATTACCGTCTCTCATTATTTTTCCAACTTGATCAAACAGTTGTTTTCCAATAACCCCATGTTCTCCCAATTTTGTTAAAGGACTAGGACGGGCCATTTCATTAAGAACTTGAGCACGTTCAGTGTAATAAGAAAAATCATACTTAATCATGTATTTATTTATCGTTTGACAAGGAATTTAGTCGTGGTAAGCTGAGAAATGGAGATTGAAAACTTTAAATATTGCGTGGTGTCGGGTGGAACTCATCCATTAATAGGAGAATCTTTGAAAAAATACGATGTTTGGAATAAAGCTGTTCAATATCTTAATAATGATATGGCGTTGTGTCAAATTTATAATTATGAGATAAAAAAAGCATTAGAAAATGATCTGGATTGTCTTATATTGGTTCATGATGACGTTATTCTTGAGGAAAATCCAATACCGAAATTGGAAAAACTTTTCGATCAGTTTGATTTAGTTGGAGTTGCTGGAAGTTCTAAAATAGAACTTAAAAGTCCCGCATTGTGGCATTCGATGGGTGGTGGGTTTCAAGGTGGTAATTTACATGGATGTGTGCAACACCTCCAAATACAAAAACACCCAATGGGAATGGAAAATTATATTAAACCTAAGTCTGAATTTGGACCATATCCACATAAAGTAGTAATGATAGATGGAGTTTTCATGGCTTTAAACCGAAAAGCTATTGAAAACGTTCATTTCGACATGCATAATCCTTGCCGCTATCACTATTACGACCTTTCGGCAAGTCTTGACTTCCATCTCAAAGGTGGTAGGGTTGGCGTTGGGGACATTCTGATTACCCATTCGTCTCCGGGACTAAGAGAGTTCACGGAAGATTGGAAAAATGGCGAAAACTGGTTCCTAAACAAATATGACAAAGAATAATTTTATATGTAAGGTGGTTCAGGATCTTTTGGATGATCAGTTTTCAATAATTCTTCATCAACAAAAAGACCCTGAAAGTTTGGGGGGTTCTTTCGATGGAACTTCTAAAGAATTTATCGTGTCAATCAAGAGTAAATTAGGATTTGAAGTATTGGTTCATGAATATTGCCATTATCAACAATGGAAACAATCCAAAAGATACTATAATAGACTTATAGATGCTGGACATTTGGTTTTTGATTGGATTGACGGGACATTTTTTAAAAAGGATGTGTTGAACTACGCATTTGAAAATATAATTGAATTGGAATGGGATTGTGAGAAGAGAGCAGTAGAAACAATCAAGAAATACAACTTGGATGTTGATATTGAGAAGTATATCAAAACAGCAAATACATATCTATTATTCTATCACATTGTAAGAGAGAATAGAAAATGGTGTAGTAATGGAATTTATTCACCATCATTAGTTAAATCCATGCCAAATGAGATTCTGGATTTAGATTTTTATCTAGATCCTAATAATATTAAAGAACATCAAAGAAAAAAGTATATTAAGAACTTGGAATGATATGAAAAAGGAAAAAGGTAACGTTAGTTTTGATAAAAAACAAAAGGAGACTGATAAGATTAGGGAAGATGTTAAGAAAGGTCTTCTCCCAGAAGAGAAGAAAAAACATGAAGCGGTGGAAAAAGCATTAGCATTATTGGCATCGGAAAAAATATATGCATACATATATGCAGATCTACCAACACCGGATATGATTCCGGGTGTTCCAACAGTATATCAGTTCAATACTGTTGGATGTTTAACGGATTATGACGCTAAGGGAAATGTATTACCTGACATAGTTTATAAAAATTCATTTTTTCATTCTGCGTTATGGGTTGGATTAGTTGATAATTTGATAAAGTTTAATAAAAACGCAATAGATAATGGAATTGATAAATTGTCTTATAAAGATCCAGACACACATGGAAAAAGAATGAGTTTTTTAATGTGGTATGTAACAGAATGTTATAGAGATAACCAAAATAAACTATTGGAGTTATTGGATAACCCCCTATGATAGACCTCACTGAATACGAGAAAATAATCTGCTACAAATCTATGACGGATTCAACGTATTTGAATTCAATTGCGGATTATGTTAAACCAGAGTATTTCGAACAGCCAAATATAGCCAAATACTTTGAAATTGTTAAGGATTTTTATGATAAGCGACAGAAGTTACCAACGATAACGGAAATCAAGCCGTATTTAACATCTGAAGGCATGAGAAATGACTTTAAACGTCTGGTCGAGTCATTCAAGACGATGGATAAGGAGTTCGATAAGGATGAATTGTATCAAAATACCGAGAGATTCCTAAAGGAACGTGCTACTTGGTGTAATATATTGGACATTGCGGAGAATTCCGAGAAGAAGGTAAGCAATCCATCTGAAGTATTGGATGCTTTTGAAAATATTTGTCGGATTTGTCTGGAAACAGAGCGGGGATTGGAGTTATTTGAGGATGTTGATAAGATAATTGATGATATTCTCAATGAAGAGTGTTACTTATCCTCCGGTTGGGAGTGGGTGGATGAACATTTGGGGGGTGGCTATAGGCAGGACGGTAAGGCACTCTATGTCTTTGCTGGTCAGGCTAACATCGGTAAGAGTATCTTCCTTGGTAATGCGGCGGCAAACATCGCAGAACAAGGCAAGAACGTGCTTGTGGTGTCTTTGGAGATGTCTGAGATGCT